ATCCTCGCAAATTCCTATGTTTTTTTTAATAGCCAATACTCTTTGGCGTTCTTCTTCTTCTTTTCGCTCTTTTTCATCTGCTTTTATTTGTTCAAAACGTTTTACTTCTGTTTGTTGCTTCTCTTCATGGGGCAAAGTTATTTTTATCAAATCATTAGTGGCTTCGCCAACTTTAATTCTAAAAGCTTTTAATTGCGAAGCGATTGTTATTTCTTGCTTCTGTAAATCTGTTCTTGCTGATACAAGGGCGGTTCTATGCTTTTTGGCGTTCTCGTATGTTTCTGTGTCTGAAATAGCCAAAAAAGGGTTATTTTTAACTATTTCAATTTGCTTTTCTTTCAATCCTAAAAGTTCTGGAAGGTTTTTAGGGTCAATTTTTTTTAAATCCTGAATTGTTTTTTCTTGTGATTTCATTTTTTTAGGTTTATTTATTAATTTTAGTTTTAAATTTTTATAATATTATTACCAAACGGGCAATATTCTATTTCTTTTTTTGGCATCAATTCTGCATAGTCTCTTTTTATTTTTTCTTTGATTGCAGTTCGGATAAATTCTGAAACATCGACCTTATATGATTTCATTTTCAATAAGGTGTTGTGCTGTTTTTCTGAAATACGTAAAACCTTTGTTTTGTTGAATTTTTTCATGGACTGTAATACATTTGTTAGTTATAGCCGCATGTTATGCGTAATGCCTTGCTGACCATTTCCAATTGAAGTTCCGTGAAGGAAAAACAAAAAGAAAAAGCCACCGCACTTTTAAAACATTGTAATTTGTTGTTTAAATTCATTGTATCGTTTTTTTCCTGCTTCAAAATATTCTGTATCAATTTCGCAAATATCTAAATTAAAACCCTCCATGTTGCAAGCTATTGCAATGCTCATACTTCCTCCGTGAGTGTCAAGTATCTTGTCATTCACATTTGCATAATTAACTAATTGCCACCTATATAATTTAATACTTTTTTGTGTTGGATGTATTCTTTTTCCATCTATGTTATAAAACCCCCTATCGCCTACTGGTGGTTGTCTAAATATTAAGTTTTTAGTATTAAAAGAAGTCCAAGCAAATTCGCTCATGGACATTAAATGTTTATCAGTCATTTTTTTATCCCATATTAAAAAACAAGGCGTAGGTTTTAAATATTCTAAAAAATAATTTCCACCCCAAATAATTTGGTTTTTACTTACCCTAAAAAGTTGCTCAAAATATTCCGATGTCGGTATTGCGTTATCCCATTTTTTTCCATCATCAAAAACTCTTGTCTTTACATTTATTCCATACGGTGGGTCAACAATAGCCAAATCATAGTAGTTATCAGGTTTAGTTTTCATAAAATCAATACAATCTATATTATAAAAATTAATTTCTGCCATCGCTTTTTTTCTTTTTGTTTTTCTGTTTAGTATTTCAATTGAGCTTCATAGTAAATAAGTCGGCACATACGCATAACACGTGCTATAAGCAAGTTTTGTGAAAAACAAAACCAGTCCATAGCACCATCCGTTACCTGCAAGTGCTACATTCGTGTTTAATTCAAAGCTCTGTTTGTATTTGCCCATAATACACTCTTTTTTTTCCTTCCTTTTTTAGTTTGTTTGTGAAAAAAGGCCTATTTGAATAATATTATCTTGTTCAATGATACCCAAAGCCTGGTTTAAAATATGTAATCCTAATTCTGCATTTACACAATTTCTATCTTCAATTTTCTTATCGTGAGCGTGTTTTCCTGTACCTACATATTGTTTCATCATTGTACCCACTTCGCCTTTAGGTAGTTCAATTTTTGGTATTTTAAAATTAGCCCATAAATAGTGCCTTCCAATTTCAGCAGTAGGCTTTATAAAATATTCATAATAAGAAACTACATTCTCAACACAGAATTTACCTTTACAAAATGTATTTAAGAATATTATTTCTTGCCAAAGTTCCATTTTTGGATATCTACTTTCGGTTATGTAATTTATAAAATAGTTTGCCCTACTATGAGTTTGACAAGGTGGAGAAGTCCATATAAAATCAAATTCGGTATAGTATTTTAATAAATAATCGTGAGCATCTGCAACAATTACAATATCATTTGGATAAAGTTCTTGGTACATTTCAGCAACTTTAGGATTAAATTCAACAGCAGTTATTTGGTGGTTATTTCCCCAAAGTTTTCTATTCCCACCTTTACCAGCATATAAGTTTAATATTTTCATAATCTCGTGTAATTTGCCTTATCAGGCATTTGCCAACGCTCAAAAAAGATTGTATTATTAATTTTGTGCTTTATCAAAGTTTATTACTATCTAACCGCACCAGTCAGGTAACACTGTATAAAAGCCATAGAAAAAACGGCTCTTATACAAAAGTTAACTACAAGCACTAACATCTTGCTTAATTTCAAGTTCATTACCCGAAAGCACAAAAAACAAATTCTGTAACTCGTGAACGTGTTTTATGTGAGCGCATTTAAAAGAAATATATTTATCATCTTGTGTTATATCGCATTCAGCACTATTAAAATCACAAAATCTTATAGACATTCGTGGGTTAAAGTGTAAATAGCAATAATTGTCAAAGGAATTGTTTTCAAAACCAAATCTTAAAAGCCATTCTTTGGTTAATGGGATTCCTTTTGTATTTTCATCAGTACAATTTTCGGGTAATGGCAATTCAACTATTTCTTGTAAACAGTCGTGTATTAATATCAAGTTTCCGATTCTAAATTTTTTTGCTTCCATTTTGTTATTATTTAAAGTTTAGTTCTAAATTCCCGTGCCAGTAGTTAACACCGTATATAAAAAACAAGGCAGATATTAAGTCTTTACTGTGGTCTGTCTGTACACAACAATTTATCCTGTCCACTTTGCCAGCTCTTTCGAGTGCCTTGCATTTCATATACTTTAGCGTTAGGCGTAATGCTAAGACAACCCTCCGAAGATATGAGCAATCGTATCCACATTCCATCCATTTCCTATCATTTTTCTAATTTGGTTATCACTTGCCACACCATCAAAGTAAGTTTCAGGCACGGTTTGTAATCTGCAATATTCTTTGATTGTGTAATAGCGGAAAGGTAAATTGTTTTTGAATGCGTTAGGGTGTCGTCCTATTGGCATTGTGGTTAAAACATTGTCTTTTGCTACTGTGGTTAAACAGTTGCTTTTATCTCGGTTTGTGGCTCTTACTTCAAGGCATTGCGTTATTGGTATTTCTTTGTTGTAATCCTCTCGTTTACCTTTATCGTTCAATCTTCTACCCAAAATAGTAGCCTTATTCAATCTTCGTCCTCTTATTGCACTTGGGCCAATCATCCCAGTATCTTCTAAAATATCAATCAATTTTATTTGTTTGTCGGTTGGTTGTTCAATTGTAAAGTTTGCCCAATACAATCGTTCTCTATTTTGGGCTGATACCAAAGCACTATTTATCCTTACAGGTTCTACCCCTAAATGTTCGGTTATCACTTGTTCAAATTCCTTTTTCATAACCACATTTTCCAAAAGCCAATATTTCGGTTTACATTCCTTAATCAGTCTTACAAATTCAAAAAATAATTTGCTTCGTGGGTCATCAAAATTCAATTGCTTCCCGCTAAAACTAAATCCTTGGCAAGGGCTTCCACCTATCAACAAATCAATTTTTGGTAAATCCGTGCCTTTAATATCGGTAACACTTCCAAGTTGTATCGTATTAGGGTAATTGTGTTGTGTTACTTTTATGGCGTGTTTATCAATCTCCGAAGCATAATATTTGCCATAGGAAATGGATACTCTGTTGAGTGCAATTTGTCCGCAACTCATACCATCGAATAACGAAAGCACTACGCCTAACATCGGTTTGGCAAAATTGCCGTTTTCGTTTTCTATTGACATTTTATTTTATTTTAAACATTTGTAATTCTAATGAAGTTTTGTGTTCGGCAACTTCGCCAAGCCGAGAACCGTTACCTGCAAGTGCTAAGTTTCTGTTTCAATCAAAGGTTCTTGCATATCAGCCGTAACAATATTTTTTTTCTTCCCTTCTTTTTTCTCACTCATACCTTTTAAAATATGCGTAATAACATCTACAGTCCAACCATTACCAAGCATTCTATATCTTTGGGTATTACTAACGTGGTTTGTATAGTTTTCTGGAACTGTTTGTAGTCGTTCACATTCCAAAGCGGTTAATTTTCTAAAGCCATCTATAAAAACTGCGTAATTGTCTTTTTGAACAGTAGTAATGGTATTTGTTTTACCATCGTATCTAATTTCCATTCTTTGAGTAGTTAGTCCAGCGGTTTTCATTTTTTCGTCTTGGCGTTTACCATCAACTAAATAACGTCCACGCATCGCACCACAAAAAACTAATTGTCTTCTGCTTTTTTCAAAGTATTGTTTTAAGTTTCCACCTTTAGCATAATTAGCATCTATACAATAAGATTTATCTCGGTCAACAATTCCGTTTTCAATAATATCCGCTAAATAAATTTCTTTGTCTTTTGGTTGTTCAATACCTGGAATGTTAGTCCAATACAAACGAACTCTATTTTGAGCAGATACAAGATTGCTATTTATCATCATTGGTTCAACGCCTAAATATTTACTAATAACGTCTTGGCTCTCTTTTTTCATCTTGACATTTTCAAGCAAAAAATATTTAGGTTTCAATTCGTTTTTAAGCCTTACAAATTCAAAAAACAGCTTGCTTCTTGGGTCTTCAAAATTCAGTTGTTTGCCTGCAAAACTAAATCCTTGACAAGGGCTTCCACCTGCCAATAAATGTATTTTATTATTAAGCATTTCTTTAGTAACAAATTCAACGCTACCTACTTGTATAGTATTTGGGTAATTAGCTTGGGTTGCTTGCATTGCGTACTTATCTATTTCAGATGCAAAGTATTTATTTACTGGTATTCCTAATTTATCAAGTGCAATCTGCAAACAACTCATACCATCAAAAAGAGATAGTACATTTATGCCCGTACTGCCTGTAACACGTGGTATAGTGCATAGCGGGTTTTGTGCTGTATTTAAAGTTTCTTTCATTCTATTAAGTTTTTTTTAATCCAATAAGTTCGTGCTTTCTAATCCGCTACGACACCATACCACCATACGTTAGCATCAAGCTGGAGAAACCTCGCCTTCAAAATCAACATTCATTAAAATACGTTCTATTACCGAAAAAGAGAAAACGCAGTAGTCTTTATAAATTCCTTTAAAATCTTTTAGTAATGAAGTTATTTTTATTTTTATTTCACTCCCTGAAAAATATTTATTTAAAGGATAATATTCTTGTAAATAAACAATATCGCCTATTTTAAAATTTTTGCTTTCGTACATTTTGTGTTTATTAATTCATTCACTAATTCTTTGTTTCTCCAATTTGAATTGGATTGTTTTTCCCATTTTTTATAGCCTATATTTTCAGCAATGGTTAATCCGTCTTTTATAGATTTTAAGCAGTTCCTGGTTAATGATATTTTTTGAACAACCTTCGGCCATGATTTAAAAGTATGTGTATTGCTTACAGCGTCTCTAAAATTTTTTATTTCATAGCTTTTCATTTATTATTTTTTTTTATTTTATTATTTTCAAGTAAAATGTTTAAAGCTTTTTTAAAATTATCTTTTTTATAAATATTAAAAAACCTCATAGCCCAATTATATTTATCTTCTGGGTTAGAATCCATTTCTATCATTTCTTAACTTTTTTAATCATTTGCTCTTTTAAATCTATATCAGCGTGTAAAACCTTTTCATCTTCTGAAATATTCGACCTTGCAAAATCTACATCATCAAGATCTTTTATGCTGTCAACTAGCATTCTGGCTCTTTCTTGGTCTGGGTCTATCTTAACTTCTTCATTGTCCAGATAAGCAATATCATCAGGGTCTTGTGCATTATTAAAAGAGGCTTGATCTGTTTGTACCGCTGTAGCCATATCTATACTTAAAGGAGCGTATTTGCTCAAAAGCAGTTTAATAACTGTTTTCTGCGCCATTGAGTCAAAATCTGTTTTCCATAATCCATATTGATTAGTAAAAGTTTTTGAGAATTTTTTACCATGAGCGTTTAACTCATCAATTGACATAAACATAGTTTTTTCAAAGCCATTTAAAAGCCTGAAATAACCTAAATACCCAATAGTTTTTCTCTTTAATCTTTCGCCATCGTCTTGAATCCAATTAAAATCTATTTCTCCGCTTAGTCTATCTCTTGATGAAATTTCGCCTTCTTTTACCTCGGAAACATTTATTGTCTTAAATTGACCCGACCTTTGAGCTAATTGAATAAAACCTTTATAACCAATTTGAAACTGTGCTTTTACAGTTTTTGAACCATCTGGATTTTTTGTATTGAAAGGAATAATATAAGCAAAACCTATATTATTGTTTAAAGGCAAGTCTAGTGTTGCCGCAGTCATTGCTGCACCGACAACGGAATTAGGCTCCGCGTTTGCTAGTAGGGCGTTTGATTTTATTATTTGCATTACTGAGGTTGCGAATGTAGAGGCTTTTTTTCCTAAAATTTCATTTAGCCTATTTTTTACACCATCAGAACTTAGTAAACTTTGGACTTGATTTGTTGTATTTGAATTTGACATATTTATTTATTTAATTGTTAATTGTTAAAATAGTAAATCATCTTCTGGTTCTGATTGTCCAGAAATTTCAGAATATTTTTCTGTAGATTGAAAAGGTTTAGGTTGTTCATTAGTTTTTAAATTACCAATGTAATTGGCTTTAATACCAGACTCCCTTTCTTCTTTCGTGATGCTTTCTTGGATTGAAGCTTGATTACCATAGTTATCAGGGATTTCATCGACCCAAACCACGATATTATAATATTTAGCTCCGTTTTCAAATAGGTTTCCATTTTTATCTTTAGAAACAATTTTGTTTTTGTCAATTTTGTTGAGATCAATTGACCCATAATACATTTTTGATGCCATAGTTTTATTTTTAATTGATTGCTAAGTTAAGTATTTATTTGATGTAAATCTAATTTTGATGTGATTATATTATATTAATTGTTCTAAGGCTAATTCAGAAATAAAATCACATTGTTCGTTTATAAAATTCAGCTCAATGTCTGACGCATACTTTCCCTTATAATCACAAGATGAAATATAGGCGTTAGAAAAGTCTGGATAATCATCTGTTTCAATGCCTTCAATTTCGTAATTTTTTACTTTTTTAAAATCTATAATCATTTTTTTTAATTTTAGGGTGTTTAAGGTTATTGATTTTTTTGAATTTCTAATTTAAGTTTTAAAAAAAATTCTTTTTTTACTTTAAAAATATTTTTATAATAAATATGATAAATTTGTAATTTTTCTTTTGAATTACATTTTTCACAAAAAAAACCTCTTTCATCTAAAATAGATTTTCTAAATAACTTCTATTTATAAGACTTTAAATAGCTAAAATAATTCATACTTTATATTTTAATTCTATCTAGCAATCATATCTTAAAGGTTATTGAGGGTAGAAAAAGCAAGTCTAAAAACCCCCATACCCCCTGGTTAAAGGAGATAAAAATAGACTTACTTTTGTTAGCATACATAGAGCCATCGGAAATCGTCTAGGCTGTTATCGGGTAGCAAGTCTGGAAAGCCCATTTATAACATTTAAAGCATATTTAAAACAAAAGTAGATTCCTTAACAAACACTTTTTTTTTAAAAAGCTGTTCTAGTTATCCTGTATGGGTAGAATTATCTTTAAGGAAACCCTGTTTTCAGGGTACAAAAAAACCCTAATGAAGTCAAAGTTCATCAGGGTTTAGATTTCGTTGATTATTTTTAATCAACTAATATTTTTCTGTATGATTCTTTGACAATCAACGCTTCAAAATTAAGCAAACATTTGTAAAAAACAATCTTTTTTACAATATTTATTTTTTTGATAGAGATTTTAATTCATTTAATAAATCTTCTGGCTTACAAAGGTTGTGAATAAACTCGATCCACATACAAATTACTAATGTCTGGGTATGTCGCCATCCGTCCGATATTAATGATTCGTTTATTCTTTTTGATTCTTCAATTCCAAGTGCCTTAATTTTTCCTTTTTTTGCGTATATAAAAATAAATACTTCTTCCATTTTATTATTTATTAAAATCTGTTAATTTTTTATATAGCATAATCGCATCATTTTTATTTTCTGGTTCAAGAAAATAAATAGCATAGGAATAAGAGTTCCCAAACTTGTTACACCTCGTGTCTGTGGTTCTTTTTAGGGTTAAGTTATACTTTGCTATCAATTCAGATACTCTTGTTCTGTAGCCACTTAAATAGCTAAAATCAAATATTGAAACATGGCCTTTTTTTATCAAGGTAATTAAAATTTCCTGCGTGTTTGTCAAAGGTTGTTTTAGATTTTCCATTTTTTATTAAATTAGTTTACATTTTTTTTGATTGTTAAATAGTTATAGCGCATTAAAACGATGCCATAACAACAGAGAACCGACAATAAAAACAAACACAATAGTCAATACTATCAATATTCGTTTCATCATTTCTGTTGTTACATGTGTTTCGTAGTCGTGCAAATTATCATATCCTTCATCGGCAACTTGCTTATAATATGGTTCGTTATTTTCTAAAAGTTGCTTATGTAAAGATTGCACCTCTCTTCTGTGTATTTTTCTTGACTCTGTTTTAAAATTATATTTCATATTTGTTGAATTTTTTCATGGATTGTAATACATTTATTAGTTATAGCCGCATGTTACCTACAAGTGCTTAATTCTGTTCATTAAACAAAGTAGGTGCTTCAATTTCTTTTTCTTTTCTTTTTTCTCCTCGCTTTTTAAAAGTAATTCCATCAAGCATTTTTATTTTAGTATCGCCTTTATATCCACGTTTCAGATAATAAACCGCAGAAGGAAATCCAAATGGAAACCCCGCTTTACTACTTGGTAAGGTATGTATTTCAACAAAACCGCCATAATCAAATATATCGCTCATAGTTCCCATACTCTTAAACATTTTTGCAACAGGCACAAGTAATACAATATTGTCAGCAAGTTTAAAACTGTGTTCTAAAAACCTGTTATAATCAGAATAGGGTGGGTTTGTTACAATCCAATCAACTTTCTTTTCATAATCATAGTAGTTTTTCCCTTCTGCTATTTCGCACCAATCAGCATCAGCAGGTAAGTATTGTAAAAATGCACCTTCACCTTTACAAGGCTCTAGTACTTTGCCTTTAATATCAAACATATCTACAATTTGCTTTGCTAACCAATCAGGTGTAAATACTACGTCATTTTGGTTTAAATGTCCGTACTTCCCTTCAATGTAGGGGTTATGTTTTTGTCCTTTTATACTTCCCATATTATCTGTTTTAATTTTATCAAATTAATTTGCCAACGCTCAAAAAAGAAAAGAAAAAGGTTCAGTTCTATTAATTAAGTTTTATCGTTTAAAGTCGCACCAGTAGGTAACACGGTATAAAAGCCATTGAAAAAAACGGCTCTTATACCCATACGTTATAGGTAAGCCCACGAATGAGCCTACCTTGTAACATTTAATAAGTTTTCAAGTTTACAAAGCCGTTTTTAATGGCTTTCTTAAAATCCCTTATCATAGTAGATTCTGCCCTCTCAGGAAAATGATAAAGAACCTTTCTACTATTACTTAATTCAAAGTTTGGAACATATCCTCTCATATTGTAAAAAAATGAGGCTATTTCTTTACCTTTTTCATCCTTTACAATTAGTTTTTTTGAATCGCCTTTAAACTCAAATTTTTGGTTTTTAATTTTCATAATAAATTATATTAAACCTACCTATAACAATTTATAACAAAAAGTGGGGCAAGCAATCCATATTCTGTTATTCGGCTACTAATTATCTTTTTTTTGGTGTAAAAGGGTTTCGCTCTTTATCCCCACCATTTGTTATACTAAACGTTATCTCATGCTTTCGCTTGCACATTGTAAAGAGCAGTAAAACCCTTTATTTTGATGCGGTTCTCCACATTCATCACAATTTTTTTCATCGCTTTGGGGTTGATCTGCTAACCAATCATCGTAATTTTCCATTTTTTTTTATTTTTTATATTGGTTATCAAATATTTTTCTGACATATTCCGATAAAATGGCTTTTTCAGTTTCATTTTTTATGTCTCGTATAATTGGAATAATTACGTTTTCTAACTTGTTTAATTCGTAAAAGTCTTTTTTTATGTTAAATTTTCTATTGTACATTTTTTTTATTTAGAGTTAATATTTTGGATAAATTCTTTAATCCTGCTTTCATGAAGCTTTTTAAATTCTTGATCCGGATTATCAAGAATGTCTTGCATGATGATAACGGATATTTGTAATTTCCTTTTTAATTGTATAGTAAAGGAAACGGCTTTTTTATGGCTTTTAATAGCTTGTTTAAATTTTTTATCATTCATGGATTCCAGATTTTTAAAGTATCATTTAAAACCTTAGAGAAACCTTTTTTAAAGATACTTATATTCTCGGCATCTTGCTCCTCTAATTTCAAATTTTCATTATTTACAATTCTTTCAATCTCTTTTAAAATTTCAGTTTGAAACAATTTTAAGTGCTTTTTTGCGCGTCTTTGATTTACGATTATTAAGGCT